GGCAAGCATAGTTGTTAAGGATCGCCGGAACATCAGGACCGAAATAATCAATAACTTCAAGACTTGCTTCGCTTACCCCGTTTGCTCGGAGCTGCTGGGGGCTGATTTCCAGCGAAGTTTGGGAAGAGCCGTTGGAGTAGGCCTGGCTGTTGTTGATCCCAGGCATAGAGGTCGGCATCCCCGCGTTGCTGTACTGGGGAGCCTGCTGGGAAGCGTAGCTGGCCGGGTCGATTTGAGGGCTCAGATTCGACTGTTGACCCTGGAATGGGAATTGGACGGGCGAACTCAGGAGCCCCACCACTCGGTTGAACGCTTCCTTGTACGGATTCTCCGCCTGTTGGGGCGCCTGGGGTGCTTGGGGGTACGACGCTGTAGGGGCGTAGGGGTACCCGTTCACCCCCATCTGGGCCTGCATTTGCGGGGCTGGGGCCGCCACTTGCTGGTAAGGCGCCACCCATTGGGAAGTCGTTGAAACCGCTGGAGCTTGTGCCGCCGTCTGCGCCACCGGAGCCCCGTAGCTGATCGGCTGGGTCGGGGATACTTGGGGTGCCGATTGGGTCGGCATTGCGGTATCGGCCTGCATAGGTTACCTCTTTTTGTAGGCTTTCGAGTGTTCGGTAAAGGAAGGGAGTGAGATCGAGTCTCGGGTCCGCAGCCATCGGTAAGTTTGGTTGCTGCGGATGTGGTGTCCGCATTTCTTGATTGACTAGATCAATAAATGCGGAGTAGGCCCTCTGTACTTCCCCTACCATTCGGAATGGGAAACCGGAGAGCATGCTCGCGATTTCGTCATCCGTTTTTGAAGGGAATAAATACTTCAGTGCTTCAATGCTATCAACCCCTAATTCCTGCAGGTTTCGGGTAAAGATAGATTGGTTGAGTTTATCCTGGGCCGTATCTTCATAAACAGGACCCATCCAGCGCCAGTTTACAGTGCGATCCCCGTCCGGAGCCAAACCAAGAACACCATCAGGTACTTCCTTGGTTTCAACAGCTTGCTCAATTGCTTTTTGTAATTTTTTCTCGTAATTAACTTTTTGTTTTTCGTACTTAGCTTGGGCAGCTTCGTCGCTCGGGTCTTCTGGTGGGGTTGGATATTTAATTCCCGATGCGTACGCCAAGGATTTTCGGAAGATCTGCTCTTCCTGGAAAATCATTAATTCGAAGCACTTACAAACACCATAGGTGTACAGCATCAGACACTTCTTCTTTGCTGTAGCACTAACACGTCCGTAAGCGGATTTAATCTCAGTGGCGGTCACATTAGTGATACTGAGATCATCAATACCACCTAATGCCAGGCGAATCTCACTGCGGAGCTGCTCAGAGTAACGAGCTTGATCAGTACTGACCGCATTCGGCGTAATAAAACCGACACGATCGGTTGGCTCCAGGTTGGCAATGACTCTTGGAACGCGCATACCGCTTCCAGGACGACCAATGTAGCCAGGTGGCTGTCGCGTAACGTTGTCTTGCTTGAACGTTGAACTAGACAGGAAGAATTCTGATTGAAAGCCAGACTGGCTCGAAATACTGGGGCGCTGAGCCGGATCGGTTTCGCTGCTCTCAACAATATCTTGCTTGGGTCGAGATGAGAGCAGTGTCGGGTTACCGAAGAAAGAAAGGTTGGCGCGAATATTTTTGACCATCTCATCGTGTGCCACGATTTGATTGGCCAACCATTCAAATTCACCGCTGCCTTCAGTTCCAAAGGCATCCGGATTGTTAAAAACTTCAACACAAGGGATGAACTCCATTGTGTTTACGACTGTCTTTTTATCAAAAATGCCGTACTCCAACGACGGCATATCAAAGGTAATTTCTTGTTCGCTGTGGAACTCTTCAATTTCATTTGCGGTGATGCGCAGACGCATATACCGCTTATCAGTATTTAAGCCAACACCCTGGAAGCCCTTATTGGATTTGACTTTATACGGATAAATGATGATGACCTCTTCCAAGTCACCTTCGGTTGAATAATAGGTTCGATATGAATCTTTATCGAACCAGTACAGGCGATAAGTCTTCTTGGTGGGCCGGATGTAAAAAAGGCCTTTACCGTACGTTAAAAATCGATCCCAAATGGAGTCGAGTCGTGCATCTAATTTATTGAATTTAATGACTTGCTGAATGAAGTCAAATCGCTGCGTACCGAAATTATCTTGAGCCGGATAGAATTCGACACCCTGCCGAATCCCAAACATTTTCATTTGGGACAAGTGGGCATTTACCAGCATGGTATCTGCTGGGCCAGTACCATCCCTTGTGACGACCGCTTTGAGGATGGCGTCGAGGGTGGATTTGGTACTATCGCTCATCGGTTTTACTGGATCTCAGTTTATTCTTCAATATCGTAGCCAGCGGCAATCCGTTTGAGTGTGATTGTGTCATCCTCAACTTCAACGTCGAAACGTTCGTTCGGTTGAAGAGCCATATCATGGCACAGTTCGTCAGGCAGAGGGATTACTGCGGAACCGTAGGCGTCCTGCTCAAGCTCAATAGTGTAATAGCTGGTGGACATTGGAAATGGATTCTCCTAGTTTAGGTCCAAAATACTTTATCCCTATTTACTCCTAAATTTAAAATTCGAGCTCCAGCTTGCCCCTGGTCATTAGGCCATTACAGAGCCAGACAAGAGCGTCGACGCAGTCGTCGTGCGAGCTAACACCAAAGTTAACGATCTCGTCGGTGAGTGGTCCGAATCTCCGATACTTGTTAAAAATAATTTTTCGCTGCTCAAACAGGCCCATAATACCTCGGAAACGAGCGACTTTGTCCCCACGGAATCCTTTGATTGCGTGCCAGTTCATGTTGTACAGTCCGTGGTCTCCCAGACAAATACGTTTAAAGTCCGCCTCCAAGGATGCCTGATATGCAACTGCTTCAGACCAGATGTCGATATTTGATCCGGTGGGGAAATACCTGTTGTTGTCTTTATGTACAACGCCCCACTCTTCCATCATTTCCATGAGGGCTTCTAGTTTCTCCAGGTTGCCCATGATCCGAATTCGTTTGCAGTCAATGATGTGTATCTTCTGCCCCACACGTCCACCCATCACGAAGACGGTATAGTCATTCTGTTCACGGATGCCTGCAGACAGGTCAACCCCAACACCTAAAGAATCAAACTGAGTTGCGATTGCACCTTTGACAATCAAATCCGGAGACAGAGAGAGCTCACTGGTTTGGACAATTTGATTTTGATACTGGAAACTAAATGCAATTGGTGCTTGTCGACGCCGATCCTGTAGGTACTCCAGGGACCAGAGAGCTGGCCAATATGATATTTCTTCACCCTCTGAATCAACAGTAATTGCCGATTGGACGATTTGGATCCAGTCGTTTGTGGGTGTGAAGGTAGTGTTGTGGATATCATCATGTCGGAACCGAGTTCCTAGGCAGATGGCTCTCCCACCCTCGAACATAGTCGGAACAATAACTGAGTTCCAGTTATCTTCCATAGCTGCACGGATGTCCCGATTTTTAATATCATCTGCGGATTTAATTGCGTCATCGATGATACAAAGATGAGATCGCTTGGATGTCACTGCACCCTTCAAACCAGCACAACAAACGGTAAACTCTTCTTCGCCAGTAGATTTAATACCTGCAAATTTCCAATCGATGCTCCAGTATTCGTTGGAGTTGATTCCTTTGGCAATCTTTACACTTGGGAAGACTTCCGAGTAAGTCTTACTCTCTTCAATAATTCTTTTAATGGCAGCACTCTTAGGTCTCGCCACATCTACGGTGTAAGAAATATAAAGGATTTTGAGCGGTTTTTTGGCTAGGGCGTGGATGCCAATTGCCCAAGCTGTAAACAAACCCAACACAGTCGATTTTGCTGAACCCCGTGGAGCCAAAATATCCACATTGGGTCCCGCAATTCCAACCAGACATTCGCTGTCGTCACCGGTGCATAAGTATTGATGCCACTCTTTGTGGTGAGTCGCCGGTGGTTTGTCCCCAACGACTTCACAAAAATATCCAAAATCTTTTCGAGCCCGCTCTACATCTACAGTTGACGATTGTTTAACAACTCGTTTTTGAGCCGCAGCCCTGGCGGTGCGACGATAAACGCTGTAGATACTAGTGCCTGCCATGCCCGTAGCATAGCGTACTAATTTTTAAGATTCTTCTTGCAGAATCTTTGTCCACACACCCATCGAAGCCTCTTGGAGAGGACCCTCGATTGGATCGTCACGAAAGATAGACAACATCTCCCGCAAGGCTCGGTCTGCACCAGCGAGAATCAAACCTTGTTTGTCGAGGAGGATCTTCTCATCGTTAAGTTGCTTAATTGAGCCTCTAAGTTCTTTCTGCATCATCGCGATGCGCGATGTGCCCATATCCTGTTTAACCATTCCCATGTCAATTGCTTCGCGCAGCTTGGCAATATCTTGCTGCATCGAATCAATCTCCATCTCAAGAAGACCGTTAAAATCTCTTTTTTTATACTCTTTTTTAGACCACTCATCACACTCCACGATGTTACCTGTAAACCCGAGGAATCGGGAATACAGGTACATCTGAATAGGAGAGCTTGTGCGTTTACAAAATGTAAGAAAGGATTCGCGGTCTTTGTCTGTTAAACCTTGAATCCATTCTTTCATGACCGGTACTGACGCTGGGCCTGTTCGTAATCTCTTTGCTCTTTATAGCGCCGGAACATCTCTTGCTGCAAGTCCGTGAGCCGCTGTTGTTCGCCGGTTGTCGCGATACCTGCTCGTTGTTCTTGACCACTAAGGGCAATTTGCCGCTCTTGACCGGTCAGTAACTGCTGCTGCGTTAATCGGGATTGTTCTCCAGTAGTGGTGATACCACGACGCTCTTCTTCGCCACGAACCCTGGTGAGACCTGTTTCGCCCACAAACCTTTCGGCTTGTGTCATTCGTTCTTGGGCACCAGTTGCAGCAATGCCTAAACGCTGCTGTTCACCAGTGAGTCCAATTTGACGCTCTTGACCGGAGAGCAACTGAGCTTGAGTCAGCCGGGCTTGCTCACCAGTTGCTCCGATGCCTAGACGCTCTTGTTCGCCACGAGTAACAGCGGTTTGACGCTCTTGCGCACCAGTAGCGGCGATACCCAGACGCTGCTGTTCCCCGGTTGCACTGATGCCAAGTCGTTCTTGTTCGCCACGGACTCTGGTAAGTCCCGTTTCACCAGCAAACCTTTCGGCTTGCGTCATTCGTTCTTGGGCACCAGTAGCGGCGATACCCAGACGCTGCTGTTCACCGGCAGCACCGATGCCGAGACGTTCTTGTTCGCCCCGAGTCATGGCGGTGGCGCGTTCTTGAGCACCAGCGGTTTCTAAGCTTGACCGATATTGGGCGCCAGTGGCAGCAATGCCTAGGCGCTCTTGTTCGCCACGCGTAAGAGTGGTTGCACGCTCCTGCTCACCGGTTGCAGCAATCGTCAGACGTTGTTCACCACCTGCAGCTTGGGTCCGCCGAATATCTTGGCCGGCAAAGAACTCAGCATTCGTGCGGTCTAGCTGAGCACCCAACTCCATATTGAGTCGTTGCTGAGCACCACTAACCTCATTCAGCGCAGTTTGCGTCTGCAGAGACTGAGTCGGCACCTGGGTAGGGGCCGGCGGCGGAGGCGGCGGGGGCGAATAAACAATTGTCGGAGGAGGAGGTGGTGGTGATCCGCCCATAATTAACGACTCGCTGCTTTCAGTTTAACGCGGTTTATTTCAGGCAACCTGAATGTATTGACCAGCAAAGCTACCTGCAAAACGCTTGGCGGCTTCTTGTTGAGCTGCGGTAGCCAGCTGACGCTGTGCTTCGGCACCAGCAGCCGTGGCCATCTGGTTTTGTTTGGATGCCATAATTGCCTGAACATTGCTCGGCATCTGCTCTTTGGTCGCCAGGAAAGATTTGCTAGCTGCCAAGTTCCGAGCAGTGGATTCCGCACCAGCAGCGCTTAAATAAGGATACAGAGAAGAAAGTTGCTCACGGGTTAAACGTGAAGAAAGCTTTGCGGCCTGCTCCATCTCTGCCATCCGCATCGGACTGATGGCTTTGTAAAAATCCAAGTATTTCTGAACCTCCTGATTCATAGGAGGAATAGCCGATCCAACCTGACCTTGAAGATCTACATCACGGGAACCCGTGGAGAAATCAGTTCCAATCATTGGGAACGGAATTTTAGAAAAGTCCGTTGTTGGAATCGTTACTTGTGGTAATTTTTGCGTTTTTTCCTTACCAAAAGCTGGAGCGGGTTCCCGGAAAGGGGCACCCACTGCAAAGCCAGGAATTTTCTGGTAAAAGGGTGACGCGGGATCGCTCCAGATGGCGGCCATATTAGCTGTACTGGTATTGTTGAGTTAATGCGGAACCGGCTTGCGAGGCTGCGGTAAGGCCCATCTGTTGGGCAGCTTGCTGGCTACGCTCAAGCATGTTGGCGGCGGTCATGATGTTCTGGCGAACACCGGCTGCAGCAAGTTGACGCTGGAACTCAGCCTTTTTAGAAGCTTCACTAGCTTTCATAACCTCTGGCAGCAATAACCGCATGGCATCACGTTGTGCCTCTGCGCTCTTCAGGGTTTCCAAACGCTGAGCCATGCCGACGCGGCCAAGCACATTCAGAGGATCGCTCAGGGTTCCACCAGCACCAAAGGTGCCCACTGGGGGAACGGCACCACCACCAAGCCCCGAGTAGTCCACTTCACCGGGAGCTTGGTAGCCAGCGGTCCCGGCACCAAATTGAGCGGCAGTACGTGCAGGCGGAGCAACGTTGGACGCGAGGGCGCCAGCCAAAGCCGGAGCGCCTAAAAGGACGCCGGTGCCCGCGGCCAATCCACCAATTGCAGCGGGACTAGTTAAGTTACCGGCGAGAGTACGCATCCCACCGGCACCAGCAGCGGCGGCGGTCCTTGCGGCTCCTTCTAGCCCCTGTTTACCCAATCCGGATGCGACACCTGTTAAGCCTCTTGCACCACTCCTTAAAGCTTCAGCGCCACTCATCCCTAGGCGCGAGGCCAAACCGGTTCCGCCCAAAGCGGTACCAGCCATTCTTAAACCACCGGGCACGGCAGCACCAAGCCCAGCACCAAGCAACGTAGCACCGATATCGCCGCCGGTTCTACGATACGCTTCAAGACCGCCTAAACCGGCGCCAATAACAGGGAGCAACATAATTTGAATCTCTCTTGATTGTTATTTTAAGTTGACTATTTTTAGATGTTCCAAGTTCTACCGGCCGCCGATAAACCTTGACCAACCATTGGCGCAAATGCAAGGCTGGCGCCACCTGTCATTGGGGCTAAAGCCAAACCTGCAATTCCCGCAAGGGCTTGACCGCCACCGGAGCCCAGGAAGCCAGGACTGCCTTGGGCCCCCTCAACAAAGACGGGGCTCATTTTTTGCGGTTCGTAGACGCTTAGGTTTTCCAAAACCTGGCCGCCATATCCTCTGGACCAGTCCCCACCCCAGGCAAACGGTTTTCTCCGGGAAGAAAATCCCTCTTCGGCTTGAGTCCGATATTTATCAGTTTGACGCGATTTGTCAAATAATTTCCCGTATAAATCATCTTTATCTACATTAAATTTTCCGCCCCAATCAATTCCCTTTGAAGCGCCGCTCCAATCGTAATTACCTTTTACGGAGGGGGCGTTTTTACCAAACGGGCTTTCATAGCCAGGCTTTATTTCACCATATCCGCCTTCAAATTGCCCACCGATATTAAAAGCCATGATATTAACTCAATAAGAAACCGGGGCAAATACTTGCTTTGATAATCCCATTATATCTAAACCATCGCCGGTTGTTCTTCCAGCAATACCAACCCCCTCCTGGGCCGATTGGCGAGCATTAATCAATTGTAATTGATGTTGAAATCGCTGTTGATCTAACATTGACTTGGCAACAGACTGATTTGTCATTGGCGAAACCCCGGGTATGTACTGTTGGTTTGCAAATGAAACTTGTGATCCTTGTCCCCTAAGCGGAAGCGCATATTGAGATTGGCCATACATTTCACTAATTAAGCCGGCACCAGCAGCAATGCCTCCTGCCGCCAGGGCCGGAGCCGCTGCGCCAGCAAGTTTGGCAACCGTTTCGGGATTTCGCCCAGCCAAACTGGCTATTTTTCCGGCAATTCCGGGGGCATCTACAAATTCACGACTGTTAGTTAAAGCCCCTAAAACCCGTCTTTCAGCAACCTCAGACCCAGTAAGCATTGCGACTTTTAAAAAGTCCCCCAAAGCCTTACCCGCTAATCGTGTGGTAGTACTAGTAATCATCCTACTTTTACTCCTTGGCTCGGGAATTTACCAACCGTATCTTCCATTTTACTGTTAGTACCAGTTGTAGCTGGTTGTGTCATCAGTACTGAAAGCCTCTCTTTTGTAATTGCATCTTCAGGTTTAATCAACCCCCTTTCAATTGCTCCACCAGGTCCACTATATTTGTAGGCAAAATCCCTGGCAAACCGCGTCGCGTTGTCAGGTAAATCAGTGGCTCCAGCCACATTAATTTTTTGCTGGGAAGCGGCAGCAGTTTCAGCGGAAAAAACATCCGTGTCGTACATAGACCCGGCATCGGGATTGTTTTTAATCTGGCCGGCAAAGAATCGAGCAAAATCTCTCGGATCGGAAATACGCTCCGCCTCAGGACCTTGTTGAGCCCCATCCCCAGGTCGACGACCCTCGCGGAAAGCTAAATCGTCAATACCATAACGTTTGTTGAAAAATGGAGCAACCATTACGAATTACTTTCCTTTTTTCTTGCGCAGCTTGGTTAAGGTTTTAGCCAGGTTGGCTTGTTTAACTGTTTTCGGATCGTACTCGTCAGGGTTGGCGGTGACTTTGGCTGCATATTCAGCTGTAGTCATCCCAGCCTCTTCGGCTTTTTTAGAAAATGCTCCGGGGTGCTTGCTTGTGGCCTCCTGAATCCACTTACCGCCTTCTGCCATGATCCGCAAATAAAAACTATTTTATCAGGAGACAGCGTCTACTTTGGCTGCAATCAGGTGTGCTGCATGTAGCTCAGGGGCAGACGCCTCGAAAGCCCGGACTTTATCGGCAGCAACTTGAGGTAGCCAATTTTTCGCCATGTCCAAAGCCAGTTTCTTGATCTCGGGACCAGTCAGTTGACCATCTGCAACCGATTCGATCGCCAATTCAAAAGCCTTGTCCACCTTAGAACCATCCCAACGGGCAAGGTTCTGATCCAGAACGGGGTCGATAATGTCGTAAGCTTTTTTGACAATCGGACCGTATTTTAAAAGACGACTAGCCGTTAAATTTTTACGAATCAAGGAGGCGGCAGCGGCTGCACCAACACCAAGCAGCATGGCCAGAATTGGCTCAAGAAAAGACATAATCTGTACCTCAATAAATTAAATCTAACACTATTGGATCACTGAAGCAGCCCCATGCTGCGACCGGCATTGATAAAGCCACCGGCGGAATCCTGCCCCTTCACAAAGGTGCCGCGTTGAATCCGATCAACAAGTTCATTCACATATTTGGGGTCGGCGTCGAAGTTATAGGTTTGTGATCCGGCCTTGGTTTTATATGTGACCGCAACCTCATTAGCCGGAGAAACACTAATGTTGTGGATCGGACCAGTGGGGATATCTTGCGAAATCATGCCCCCCGCCTCTTCTCGTGAAGTCCGCATGGCTTTGGCCTGGCGCAGAAGTTTAGCGGTTGTATCACCAATATCTTCCGATACACGAACTGATTCCGGCTGACTCGTGACAATCGCCTCTGGTTGTTTTGCTTTCAGCAGAGCGGTGCCCTGACTCTTCGGCATCAAGCCCAGTGCTTTACGCGCAAACGCTTCTGCTTCCTCACTTTCTGCGGTGCGACGAACTGATACAGACGCAACGGGAGCGGTGGGGGCCGAAACCACAGAAGCAGGGGCTTCCACCTTGGGGCTCACCATTGCCGTGATCGGGCTCTCAACTGTTGCAGGTTCGGCACCAGTGAGACGGGTTTCCGGGGTTGGGCGAACCTTGGTGAAGCTGATAGGTTGGCGAGCACCACCAATTAATTCCTCTGGTTCCATCGAAGCGCCAGCAGAGCGCATCATCTCAGTGTATTGGGGAGTCTGGCGGAAGCTCTCAGCAGCACGAACAGCACCAACCCCAACAGGGCTAATCCCCTCTTGACGACCTTCTTTTAAAACATCTTTAAGAGCGCGTTCGCCGCGACCGGCAACCCCGGCAGCGTACTCAGCCACGGACTTCTCAACGCGAGCCTGTTGGCGTTGTTCAGACGCAACATTACCGAGAAACTCAGCAATCAAGTCATCCGCACGATCACGGACTGGGGTGTGCGGTGTAGCAGCTTTTGAAAGTTGTTCAACTTCATTGCCAGGGGTAAAAGTTTGGCTAGAAGTAATGACATGACTCTGAGTAGCGGGCTTCTCTTCGGAATCAACTACGGTTGGCTTTGCTGGAGAAACCCCGCGCATTTCCTGCATCGTTTGGGTTTGATGCGGAACAATATCTTGACCGTAACGATCAGAAGTGGTCGGCGGAGTTACATCCATCGACGCGGTAACGGCTTGCCCCATGGGGTTTGAGGCTGGAGGCTGAGCCGGAGGAACTGCGGGCTCGTCATCTAATTGCAGCTTCTTAAATCCTTCACCACCCAAATAAGCCGCGCCAGCAATTAAGCCTGCACCAAGAGCAGCTTTACCAATAACATCGACAGCCTTGCGCACAGGGCTCATGCCGTAGCCACCGCGACGGCCAATGCCTTTGGTGAACTGATAAACCTCTGGCGCGAGCGCCATCCGCTCAGCCGGGGTTTGAGGATATGGATTGCCTGTGAGGTCGGACCAGATTGCAAAGTCCTGCGGAGAAACAGGCATTTTTATAAACACATTATCTAGATATAAGTGATTTTAGATCGAGTAAATACGCTATATTTCTTCCCCCTACCGGCCCTATAGAAACCTCGTTTTTGGGAAAATTTTCCGGCAGCTATCTGGCCCGCCTGTCACAAAACTTTACATACCAGGAAAAAAAGAAAGGTATGTGACAAGTTGTGACAGAACCCCCGTAACGGTTGGCGATGGGCTACAGTGAGGGGACCGAATCGAAAGGTTCGGCGCATCCACCTAGCAAGGAGCAACATGAACAAGCGTCTCAACAATTTTGTTGACGTTGTGGTTCGGATCCAGCCAGTGCTGGACGCCTTGGATCAAGTGCGGATTAAGCTGGACAATCAGGAATGGTCCGACCTGCTGGACGTTCCTGGCGTTGAGGCCCTGGTCGACGCGATCATGGACCTTGACCGTGAGGTCCAGCGGAACCTGTGACCAACCGGGGGCTCCGGCCCCCTCCATCCACCTAGCAAGGAGCAACATGTTTCAATTCAACGAACCTTACGACCCCAGCGACGACCTGCCGCCAGCTGACATCCGGGAGGACTTTTCGGATCTCACATTCAGCCAGAACCTCGACCCCCAGGGGGTTCTGGACCGGCTGGCGGTCTGGCTGCCAGCTGACAAGCTAAGAGAGTTCATGGACGACCTGGCCATGGGCCGGATCTGACCAACCGGGGGCTCCGGCCCCCTTTTACAACTTTTTACAGTGCTGATAGTAGTTGATAGTGCTTAATGAAGAAGTGTTACATGTGAAGAGTTGCAACGAAACCCCTGAACTGCTGGCCGATGGTCTAGGATTGATGCATCGGGATCGAACCCGATTCAACTCGCACTTAGCACGCGATGAACACTGCACTGACGCTGCGCAGCAGCAACGACAAGACTGGCCCGATCGCGGTCAGCACCACGGCCCGCCCCAGCTGCCCCACAACCTGCGCTCTGGCAGGGGAGGGGGGATGCTATGCGGAAGCAGGATACTACACCCGTCTCCACTGGGATGCTGTGACCGCCGGGACCCGTGGCCTGCCCGAGGTGGACTTTATTGCGGCCGTCCGCAAGCTGAAGCCGGGTTCCCGGTTCCGCCACAACGTGGCTGGCGACCTGTGGCACGTTGGCGGCGCGATCCGTGGCGATCTGCTGCGGATGCTGGCCGATGCCACCGCTCACCTGCAGGCAGCTTGGACCTATACCCATCACCTGCGCACCGGGGCCAACCTGGCTGCCATCCGCTCCGCCATCCGCCGGGGCTTCACGGTCAACCTGAGCACTGAGGTGCGCAGCGACGCCGCCCGGTTCGCCAAGCGTGGCCTGCCGGTGGTCTGCATTGTGCCCGAGGGCTCCCCCGCCAAGTTCGAGCATGATGGGGTCACCTTCCGGCAGTGCCCCGCCACGTTCGATGGCTCCCCCACACAATGCAGCAGCTGCGGGGGTGGCATCCCGCTCTGCGCCAGGGCTGACCGCAACTTCGTGGTCACCTTCCCGGTGCATGGGGGCCGCGCCAAGCTTGCCGCCACCGCCTGCGGCTGATCAACCGGGGCCTTCGGGCCCCTCTACCCTTTTAATACCATGGAATCACCTTACTTCGGTTGGATTGTGCCCTACGAATGGCAGGAACCCGATTATGGGGACGATCTAGAAGGCGAACAGCCCGAGGATTGCAGCGATTATGACGATGAGGGCGCTTTTACGCTCTGAAATCAGGCCCGAAAGGGCCTTTTTTTACAAGTTGATAGTTGATAGTACGCAATATTACGTAATTTTTACGCAAAGTTGATAGTTGATAGTGCGCAAGGGAGAGAAATACACAATTTGATGCATTACAACCAATTTTTAAGCGATTTGCCGGTTTGCTAGGCTTGATGTTGGCGACCAAAGCAGTCGCTTTTATGTGTTTTTCGCGTTTTCTGCGTACCTGTCACACAGGCAGATACTCTGGACACGGGGGAACGCCCCCTACAACTGGCACAGTGTGACAGTGACCCTGTTTTTGTAACAAATGTTACATTTTTTATACTTTTTTAATAAGTATTACCCCCTTGTACGCCCCTTGAGACCCATTGCGCCGCAAGGGATCACAGGAGAAACGCCTGATGATTCGTCGAGGGGGCAAAATGTCTCAGGATTTTTGCTGTGGAAAACTTTTGCAACATTTCGAGGCTGTCCACCGGTTCATGCCTGTCCATGGCTGGACACGCTCTCCGATTCGGTACAATGGTTTGCAGCGCATCTCTTGCACTTAATAGGGAACGGGGTGCGGTTATTAACATCTGTGAAGATCCGGCTCAACCGGTCACCGATGGTCTACATTTGATTCCAGGGGGCAACCCCAGCATCCACTTAGTACGGGGCACACCATGCTTGCCTTTCATCTGATCCTCGAGCACTGGCAGACACGCCAGCTCAAGTTCGTGACGATTGAGGAGTGCGTCGATCTCGACGATTGTCTCGATCACATCCACCAGAATGAGCCTGACTTTGAGATCATGCAGGTTCGCCCGGCCTGATCCATCACATCCACCTAGCACGGAGCACACCATGACCGACCGCACCATCACCCTGTTCGATCGCATCAACCTTGCCAATTGCGCAGCGATGCGAGCAGGTAGCCTCTTTCGGGATGAGAATCGCTTCCACGGGGAGTATGAAACTGCCAGGGCCTGGATAAAGTACCGGGTCTACAACAGCCCCAACTGCCATTTCGTGGAGATCGACTGATCATCGCCCAACCCCGGCCTGGGCCAGAATGCCGGTTCACCACCTAGCACGGAGCATCACAATGGACATCAACAAACTCGCAGCGCAACTCGAAGAACAGCTCGACTCTGAATCTCTTCCTTGCCGGAAGTGCAATGGCAGCAAGCTGACCATCATGGAAGCTTGGACGGCGATCGACGGTCGCGAATTCTCCCGCCGTGAGCAACCTTGCATCTGGTGTGACGGCGTTGGCCACTTCACCAAGCCCGACCTGGTTGAACTGGTCGCGGCAGTCAAGGGCCGGAAGCCAGGGACGCTGCGCTCGAAGCGGCCTGACGACACACGCGCCTATTTCATCTGGCGCATGGCTCGGTTCCACACTGGAGCTGACGTGACGCTGCCGATGACAGCTCAGATGGACATTGCCCCTGATCCCTACCGGGAGCTGCTCGATTTCTGGGCTGAGACGGTGGCTGAGCGCCTGTCAGGCCACAAGTCTGCAGGCCGAGCCCGCTGGCGTTCAGCGATGTATGGCGAAGCTCCACAGGAGCGCTACCTGCCTGAGTCTGCCTTCCCTGGCGGCCCTGTTGCTGACGCCAACAAACCAGATGAGGAGCTCCTCGAGCTGCTCTGACTTAACCAAACCTTAACCTGCCCCCCGCATGCCCGACTCTCGCCACGACTTCAAGCCTCGCAAGATCCGATTCAAGATCACCGGCGGGGCTGAAGATCTCAAAGATGCTGAAGATCTCCTCAAAGAAGAGTATTCAGCAACTGGATGGGAAGTTAATTTCTACGAATTCAAACCGCGTGGAGATTATGGTCCCTTGCACGATCTCAGCCTCGGCTTTATTCAATCCATCAATTGATCATCATGACCATCACTCACTTCCTCGTCGAGATTGAACACTCTGAAGATCTCGATCCTCAACTTCTCATTGCACGATTCGAGACTGGCAAGAACCTCAAGTCTCTGGAAGTTCTAGAGATCAACACACCACCAGAACCGAATCGAGTTCCATACATCGCCTACTGATTCACCACACGCACCGACCATGAAACTGATCACCAAGACCATCGCCAAGAAGATCCCCCCGCTGTACGGGCAGGAGAAGCTGAGCGCCGAGATGACCCTGGCCTACGTGAAGCTGTTCACCCCAGACAGCAACTGGACCTGGTACATCACCGAGATGGATCAGCAGACAGGCGAATGCTTCGGTGTTGTCTGTGGCCACGAGCGTGAGCTGGGCTACTTCGACATCAACGAGCTCGAGCAGCTGCGTGGACCCCTGGGGCTCCCTGTGGAGCGGGATAGGTTCTTCGACCCAACTCCCGTAAACCTTTGCAAATAGGGTAGTCTCAGATACACCCAATTCCCTGAGGCTACGCTAGAACTTCACCAGGTCAGTCAGGCCTGAACCGAACCAACACCCACACCACCACAATGGCAACCACCACCAGCAAGACCCGGAACATCCCTGGCATCATCAACGTCGGCCAGCGGATTGTAACCAGGGAATCGACCAGGACCGCAGCAGCCCGCAATCAAACGGAGCTCGACATCGAAGCCTTCCGGGAGCTGAGTTCGACCATGAAAGATCTCAAGGAAGAACTGGAAGGGATTCGCGGTCGCCTCCTGCACACCCTGCAGGCCACGAAGCAGCACCGGCTCCTCTCCAGTGATGGGGCCTTCGCGATCACCCTCAAGGAGCGCAGCAACTGGACCTACAGCGATGAGCTGGAGGACAAGCTGACCATGCTCAAGGCTGAACAGCAGAATGAGCAGCGCAAGGGCGTCGCGATCAACAACCCCACCCTCTTCATCGACGGGCGCACCGTTGCAGTCAAATGAGCTTCGACATCCCCGAACAGATCCTCGAATACTACGAGGAGAAGAAGCGCGACCTGCCGAAGGCTACCAACAGTCTTGTGAGCACGCTCCTTCACCAGCTGGATTGCGCGATCATCGCCCGCGACAATCACGGAGGACCGCAAGAAGCTGTTGATATAGCCTTCCAGGCCGTCCTTGACCATCCCGAGAATCGCTACACCAGCGAGGTTCTCTCCTATCGAATTCGCCAAGTGCATTACCACTGATGACCACCCTTCCAACCATCCACCTGAACGGCTCTGGCGCCGAGAACCTCCGTGAGGAGTACACCGCAGCGCTGAATGCTCTGCATCACGCCAGGAATGCACTGGTGCATGCCACCCTCAACATGCGGGACTTCTACCCCCAGGGGGATGAGGCCTACATCAATGCCAGAGAGGAGCGCACGAATGCCTTCCTCAAGCTCCAGGAAGTCGAAGAGTATTTGACTGACTGGGTAATCCACTGCCACGACCACATCGATCGGAGGAACGCAGCATGATCTCCAAGAAAGTTCCCACCTTTCAGCAGAAAGTTCTCCTTAAGTGCATCGATGCATTCGAGGTAATCGGTCAAAACATCAATGTTGTGGCTGCTGTCGGCATCACCTGCCTGGCTCTGGTCATCAACCAGAAGGTTCTCAACTCCAGGACATTCGAGAACTGCCCCACGTCCATCAACGCGCTGGTGACGCATCGCACGGTCCTCGGTGATGCCGTCGTATGTGTTTCCCGCGTTGAGTTGTACGGTCCACGCGCACCCCTTCCGGACTGAAATGAGACACCTTTTGACGACTGCTGCAGTCGTAGCGATCATGCTCTTCCTCTGCCTCTAATTTAATTATTTCTTTAGATTCCCCCGCTATTCATCTTGTCCCGCCACCACTACGCTGCCCACGCTTTCTGGTCGAAGCCTCCCGCTCTTCCGGAAAACATTTTCCCCCTGTCACCACACCTACCACCTGACCAGCGTGATGCTGATTCTCATGGAAACATTCTCTTCTATTCTCCGCATCATGGATGGATGGTCGCGAGCTATGAAGAAGTTCAGGATGTTATTCGAGAGAACAAATGCACACACTGGACATTCACACCGCCTGAACCACCCAATGCACTCCATCGTCCTCATCGAAAGTTTGAAGCTCCAATCCGACGGTCACCTCCATGTGATAGCAATCCTGGAGAATGAACGGAGAGACATGAGAGGAACCTACCTCTTCACCTCTCCTGAAGTTGCTCCAATCCGAGCAACAACCACCATCCCCTCCGAAGCTTTACCCCCAGATAAAACCTTCAGTGGTAAAAGCACCACAGAGCTCGCCAACATGATCGACCGCCACCAGCTGTTCCTCCACCAGGAATGGAAGGCACTTGACGCCGAGGAGGCCGAACCTCAACGCGACGACTATCCAGGCGGTCGCCTCTTCTTCTAACCCACACGCACACACCGAAGGATCCACCATGAAACTGATGAGCTGCAGCCACGTCGACATTAGCGTCCTCGTCGGCTCCTTGATTGTCAATCCAGGGGGAGCTGAATTCATCATCACCGGGATCTCATTTTCCCTCGATGATCTAAGTCCTTGGATTCACATCAAAGATCCAGATATCGAAGAGAGTGATCAAGCTATTTCGTTCAATGAAACTCTCGAAGATTGGTCTATTCAAATAGGGAATAGTTTGTATGTCTGACTTCCCCTGGGCAGTCGTACTTCTCCTCACCACCTGTTTGTTTGGCGTCGCCTGGATCATCACTTACATCTTGATACTCGCAGCCAAAGAGTAAACCTACACGCACACCACCACCAACACTGCAACCATGGAATACGCAATCTCAATCAAACTCACAGAACAGCAGTATCACATCCTTAGGGATATGGCCAAAGATGAGTACCGAACTATCGGGAACACTGCAACGATGCTGATGGCTGAAGGTTTCGCTTGGTATATCGAAGATCACGACATTTGCATTTATAAACGACCCGAAGATCTTGATCCAGATTGTGATCGCGAGTTTCAGCGTTATACCGATAAAGAATTGAAAGATATCTTTAGCAAGATTCCTCTCATTCAGTAGACCCATCTCACGCACACCACCACCATGTCCACCACCAACACCCGATCCACTAAAGAAGAATTCGACGCCAGGTGCGAAGAAGCAGCCGATCTACTGGCCGAAGGTTATCCCGGTCGCGTCGTTGTCCGGAAGCTGGCAACCAAGTTCACTGTGTCCGCTCGCCAGGCCCGTAACTACGTTCGGGAAGGGGAGAAGCTGGCGAAGGAATCGGTTCCCGTCCACGACCGAGCGTTCCTGTTTGCCCAGACCTTTGCTGGTCTCCAGGCTGATCGGATTGACGCCAGGGAATCTGGGAACATCAATGCCCAGGTCGGTGCATCGAAGCAGCTGGTGCAGATGCTGAAACTCATGTCCGACATCGATCCGATGCGGGACTTCGAGACAGCCTTCATGCATGCAGCCGCTGCTCAGTTGAACAACGGGAAAGGCTCGATCCCCAGGGTCAGCGTGAACCTCCAGGGAGAGGAGCCTCCGTTTTGAGAAATGGAACTAAATGGTTCCGCTTTTGGGTAAGGGGTCAGCGAGCGTTCACCAGAGCCGCTTCGTTGAGTTCCTTCCCTTCCTTAGCAGTCTGAGCAACAGCGAGGATGTTCTGTCTCGCAGCCCGCTTCAGTTGCTTTTGGTTCGCAGTCACGTACGTGATGAATGCAGCCTTCATGATCAATTCTGTAGTTTTTAATACATTATCAGAATCGATGTGAGGCCGGAGTTCGCCGCGCTACAGTCCAAACAGTAAACCCGTACTACCGCCCCGTGTATTGGCGCATCAGCCAATACGTCACCAGTATTGGCAACCTCACCAGCCCAGCCAATACATCAACCCGTCACCTCTACCACCGCCATGTCCGCCGTTACCGCTGCCACTTCCGCCGCGTCTGCTTTCTCCCACAAAGAGTTGCCATCTCGGGAAGTCTCGTTAACTTATTACCTGAACGGCAAACAACAGGCCCTCTGTTTCAAAACAGAAGACCCTACCTTCCGCGAATTGATTTCAATCCTTCGCGAACAGGATCGTCCGTTCCGCATTGTCTACATGTAACCAACATGACCATCCCGACCGACATGATGACCGAGGAATGGATGGATGAATTTGAACGTAACTTCGCGTCATTGAGAACGAATCGCAATAACGAACCTACCGTTGCATCGTCCTCCAATACTGATACAACAGCCCAAGACAAAAGCAAAACACAAACCACCTCCCAATCTCAACCCGAAACGGACCCATGCATCTTCTCCTAATTTCACTCCTCATTATTTTCACACCAACATCCACTTTCGCCTGTAGTCTACACGACAACAATCCCAACCATGATCTTCCAAATCTTTCGTCACCACAACAAAGTACTCGTCGAACAATTCCTGGAGAATTTAAACGAATCTTTGGACTTAACAAAGAGTCTCAATCACACTAAAGATCTCAGCTTGACTCAACTCAGGGCGATGCAATCCTTCGCACAAATGAGAGAGCTTGCTGATAGTAACGAGATGGGGTTTGTTGCATCATTTATCGAACCCGACGGTTCGAACTACACAATCACGAACCTTCCCCACGCACAAAACGATTTCATCATCCAAAAGCTCCTCTCTGAACCATTTGTCGATGGTGAGAGTCGTGGTCGCGTTCAGCTCGTTGAAACATACGAAGGCATCCAACTTCAGATAGTTCCTGACGCAGAATAGAGGGAACAAAGCCACCCCTAACGTGAGTGGTATCACCCCAATTCTGAGTAATGTCTTACAACATCTGGAACGCCGTCGCGTATGAAATCACTAACCTGCTGATCAACCATGACGTCCGCTGGGAGCTCAACCAGTGGGTACAATTGATCCGCAAACACTGCTTCCCCGATTGGGTAGAGTGGAAGACCGAGCGCACCATGAAGTCCGTCGACAAACAAATCGGCGAAATCAAAGAAATGATGAAGAAAGAAGATGACGCTAAGTACGTCACCCCGATCATCATCGAACACAAACCTGATGGCTCCAGGGCTCAAGACCTTTTAGGTGGAACCCTGGAAATCAAAGCACCGTGGTTTGACAATAGCCAACCAAAATGATCCGAGCTACACTGCAGTGAACCTTTACACCTACGCAGTCAAAACCATGGCGTCCGATTCTCTGGACAAACATTGTAAGAAGATCCTGGAGCGGCTCGAAACCATCATCGTGATACTGGAGGATCTTCTGGAAGATCCGATCTTCCTGGACACCATCCACGGAGAACAGGAGCTGAGTCTCGATCTGGCATTGGAGGTCCTCGATGGTATCGTCGTTAAGTTCGAACCAGAGGCTGCACCTGCCCCCAAGGGTCCGGCTCCTGTCGACGATAGTTACGACGCCGACTGAATCGGATGAAGGAGTTACCTTCCGTTCAATACCAGGAGATCCTTTGGCGGGTGGCCGTCACCTCAGCAATTGAGACGACCGAACCCGCCTACGCGATTTTCGCCAGGCTTCTTCACAATTACCTAACAGAAAAGGAGTGGGTCGTCGATTTGGTTGACGATTTCACCTAGGAGCGGCGATAATTCCAATGCACACACCACCCAATCGATGGCCCACACTGTCGTTCCGCCTAATGACCTACTGAAGAAGTGGGAGGATCAGTGGTTTGACGAGCAAGAGAACGCTGACGTCCTGCTGATCCAAGCTTTTCAGGCCGGTGCAGACCAGGAGCTGGAGGCGTGCTGTGAATTGCTGCTACAGCAAGGGTTTGACTTTGTTGACGACCTCCGCGCCGCACGCCGCCCCAAGCCGCCGAGCTTGAAGGAGCAGGCGCTGGCTGAACTAGCTGAATGGGAGAACGTTATGGACATTGCATCCGATAGCCCCATCCGCCGCGCACTGGAGCAACTCGATGACTGATCTCTCCCCTGCCGCGCAGGCAATCTGGGATGCATGGGAAAGCGAATGGAGTAAAGGAAGTCTTTGCCATGATCAACGATCGATTGCAGCCGTTCTTCGAGCTGCTGCAAATCAACTCGATCATCCAACCTCAGCCCACACGCTCTACGCCTTTGCCGATGAGCTTGAACCTAAGTAGTCACCTGCACTCCTATATCTGGTACTTGACGGTTACTTGCTGTCATTCCCGCGTAGGACTACACTTCTATTGCCACATCTAGGTTTTAGTACTTGATGGGTACTTGATCAGCACACCACACCACACCACCATGAACCCGATCTACGTTCCGTTCATCGTCCAGGCAGTCTGTCAGCTCGGCGCCAGCGCTAGCCTCTGCCTGGGAAACCCACAATCGCAGCGTCCACCCAGTTTGCCGGATCTCATAGCAAATCCAATCGTTAGTCAGTATCAGTACAACTACTACCCGTACATGTACAACCAATGACTAAAAAGATCGTTAACTATAAACAGCCAACAGAAGAACAACGTGATCGAATGATGGATGCTGTCATCGATGAATTCGACTTTGAGAAAGTTCACCGTGCGATGGAAGCGCTCGATTGGATATGGATAACAACAAGAAACGATGGATTCGAGATTCCGTCCATCCCCAGGCTTAAAGCCTCCGCTCGGGAGTTAATGCGGAGCGCTTACCGCTGCTGGAACAAATTTGGCTACAGCCACGGAGAGGCGGGCAGCGGAGGGTTGATGGCCACGTTCATCGAAGCGGATGAAGAAGGTGACGCCACCTTCAATTTGTCTTTTGTGATCGAGGAGCAGCGCTCCTACGACTATTACCAGCCCAACTACCCGGAAAAGTAGTACACTCTTAGCGTGGCAGCGGTGAGCCAACCATCGTGTAAGCCCACACCCTGTTCATCTGCACACACCAAACGATGTCCATGTTCATCCCGGAGAACCAACTCCGCAACATGCTGCAAAACCAAGCAGCCCAAAGCATGCTCAACAGCACCGATCCGCTGACCCGGATGGTGGCCCTCAACAGCCTCATGCAGACCCAGCCTCAGCGCCAGCAAAACGTGAACTGGCTGGAGGATAACTGGCTCGACGACAACAACCTTTTCGGTTGATTTAACGATTAGAAAAGCTTAACTTTTTCTTCTCTTCTCGACTGACGCACCACTGGTAGCTTGGGTAGCCAAAACCCAGTCATACCAGTGGTTTTTTCATGTTTTGCGGGCGGACAAAGTGTAGATTTATACCCAGGAGAATGAAGTACGCGGATAGAAAATAACGCCATGGAAGCAACGACTGCAGCATTAAACAACGGCCGTCTGGCATGGGCCGTTTTGTGTAAAACCCCGTCGGGGAAGGGAGAGGTTGTCCGAGTGACAGACCATGAAGATGCGGATGCAGCGGTCAGGGAGAACCCGGAATTGTTCTGGAAGTCAGGCCCGTTCGTCCTCCCCTACTGAGCAAACTTTAACGTTCTGTTCGCGGCCAGGGTGGACAAAGTCGGCTAAACTGGCTGGGCTTGAAACGCCTCATGAACTTGCCGATCACGTCCTACGTTGTCTTCGTGTACAACGGTGACATAGGCGCCCACACCCCTGCATTTCCTGATCTGGATTCAGCTGAAGAGTTTGCCAATTCTCTCCGAGCTGTCGCCTCGAATCTGGTTGTGAGTGAGCCATGTCCTGTTGTTGCAACACAAGAAATTCAATTTAAAAACAGAATCAAAATCCAAAGTTAATTGTTGACAGCTGTGTTATCTTTGGGTGACACAGCTTTTTTGTAGATACACCAATGGCCCGAGTTTTATCGGTAAGTGTGCCCGAGGCCCTGTATGACAAGTGGCAGGAATCTGACCTCGACCTGAGTCCGTCGGCAATGTTCCAGGCTGCACTTGAGACGGAACTGAATAAGACCAATCAATTCCTCAAGTATTGGAGTGAGCGAGCACTTAAAGCGGAAAAGAAGTTAAAGATTATTTCCGATCTGCTCCAGGCTAATGATAAAGAGGTTAAAAAATTTCTTATTTTTGAAACAGACAAGTAGGATTAAGAGAATAACAATTGCCTCCATGAGGTTTCAATGCCACGCGAGTGGAACACTCCGAAGCGAGAGTGTTGGAACACACCAATCCACCAAATTCTGAAGGCAGTAGATAACCACACCCGATTGTATTTAGAGACGGGTGATGAGTGGCATGAGTGTAAGGCGCAAACATTAAGACAATATGTTGGAGAGCTTAAAACGTGGATTCACAAACAAGAGGGCAGGGATACATGACGATCATTTACCCAACGGTAGAATATTGTCATTCATGTGTATCAACATGGACCTTAACCAAGCGACACGACATTTTTACAGCGTGGAATTAACAAATGCTGAACGACTCGATGCTTCAGCGCTGATGGATTCTCTTCGTGATGCAGGTGTTGTCCCGATGAATACAAATCTGGGTCACTTCATCAAGGAGTGTTTTGCACGCGGATTAAACGATTATCGCAAAGATTTAGTGCGTCACGATTAAATACAATTTACCGTCAATTTTAATTGTATGAATGTAGCAATGTGCTGCAACTGTACAATTAAAATCGATAAGAAATCAAAGATTAGCCGCGTCCACCGCCAGGGGTCTATATATGCAATAGAATAGGTAAAAATATTCGGCTGTTGTGGAATTCAATCCGATCTACGAAAAGTTATTTTATCTAGCTCGGTCACGGGATCAACCAACGGAAGAATTGTTATTGGCTCAGGGGCACCAAAAATCTGGCAAACCTCCTCAAAAGCCTGGTCGGCGTTTGGTAGATATTTTAGTTCCTGGTAAACAAAATGAGGTTTGGACCGATATTCCAGGCAGAATGTTTTATCGGGAAAATGATTATGTGCTGCCAAACTTTATACCTGGTAAAGAGAACAAACAAAATCTATTGCGTACAATACCAAGTCATCCAGGTAACCTAATGGATGACGGGTTGCACCTCCAAATAGGGCCCCGTCCTTTTGGCACTATTTCCACTTAGTCATGGCTAGGGATTACAAAAAAGAGTACGAGTATCACGGCACTCCAGATCAGATTAAACGTCGAGCTGCTCGTGTAAAAGCGCGTCGGTATATGGAAAGCAGGGGCCACGCGAAGAAAGGGGACGGCCGTGACGTCGATCATAAGAATGGAGATCCACTCGATGATCGTCCGGAGAACTTACAGATGCGGAACCGTAGCGAAAACCGCGCCGATAAGTCAAAATAGGAAAAACTGAACGACTTGGAAGATTTTGACGAACTGATCACTCGCCAGGAGTGTCAGGAACTGATCGATGCTGCAATTCGGAAGCATAACCGGAATGCAGGGATCATCAGTAGCATCGTCGGATGGGTGATCCTGTCGTTATTTGCGGAGGGGTTGTTGAGGTTGGTGGGGAGGATACCGCCGGTCCTGCCGTGGCTCAACGTAAATCTTAATTGAGACGGGCGGAAGAGAAAAGGGTAGAGAACAGTCCGACGCCAGCGAAGCCCCATATATAGGGAGTAATAGAGGTCAACTCCAATATCCCAGGAATCATAAAGAAAACCTAAAAATCCATAGCCATAAAAGAAGGGCCGAGGACACCACTCCCCGACCCCCTTTTGCACACACGCACGATGGGAGAACCCAACCATGCACCCACTGGGTCAATTCGCTTGACCCCTTGCAATCTATCGGGATCCGTGTATTCTGGTCAAGCGTCGGATCCGTCCGATACGCACATTGCACCCAACAACCATGAATTCCTTCCAATTTCAGGCTATGCAGGTCCTGAACCTGTCGGCCGAAGACCATCCCACCTGTCGCATTGAGGGTCATCAGCTGACACTCACCGCGACTCGCAACGGTGAGCAGATCATCATCACTGCACCAATCACTAACTCCAGTGAAGTGATGAAGCTCACACAGCAACAGCCAGCTATGAAGATGCCTTCCCCGGCTCGTCCTCAACTCCGGAAATCAACTCGTCGTCACACGGTGACCCGTGATTATCCTCGGGGTGAGCAACATCCTAAAGCAAAGCTGACGGAACAAGATATTAAAGATATGCGGGAGATTTTTGCCGATCCTGGTTACATCAAGAGCTTCCGTAGTACCTACGAAGCTTATATCGATCTGGCGAAAACTTACAAGATTCACTACACCACGGTTTACAAAATCGTTAACGGCCAATCCTGGAAGCATGTCGCCAATGTTTGAGAAGTACTTCAAGGTGAAAGTATCGATGGGGGATGGCAATCCCATTGATGACATCATCCCAGCAAAAAACGGCTTGATCGCGCAAGATGTGGCCCGCGAACGTCATCCCGGTGCTCGCTGCGTCCACATCTTAGGCATCTCTGAGATTCGTCCGATCCGTCCAGTATCTGCTCCCCCCAAAAGGTATAAGCCTATGGAGGACATTCTGATTGGTGGAGAGACTACTCTCTGTCGAGATGATCGGATTCGGACCTGTCTAACGCTGCACAAAGCTGGCCACAGTCAAGAATTAATCGCCGATTTGATTGGTGTTGGCTCAACAACGGTGCGCCGGTGGTTGAAACAGTACGGTTGAGCTAACCTACGGACAGATACTACTGTCCTCATGGAATTCAGCGAAAACGATGGACTCCTTGTTTCATTCGACGAGGAGTCCAATACCTTCACCTTTGAATGGGATGAAGAAACCCATCCTGAATACAGCTTCTTACGGCTTTTAACGCCGGAAGAGCTGATGAACAAACTGTCCGAGCGACTTCAAGACCTTATCGACAATGAAAATGGTTCAAACATTCAAGATCGGGGATCGGGTAGCGGAGAGGCCGAAATCGACGATCATCCCGAATCTGAGGAGTGAATCCCTCGAAAAAATTGCACGCTATCGCAGCCAACGTTTCGGCGTTGTGGTCGATGTGTTTGTTAAAAGTACTGTCTTTAGGGGGAATAAACAAGTTAAACAGAAGTTTCTGAAGATCCTCTGGGATGGTATGAAAACACCATCTGATCATGCACAAATGCGAATCTGCCACGAAAGTGATTTTGAGGCAGTGATGGACAATTACAGTAACTCAATCGGAGCCTGACATGCTGGACAAAGAAGGTATGATCCGTAACCTGCGCGGAGCGGTTTGTGAGTACCTAGATGAGGACAGATTTGATGAACTCATTGAAGACTTGCAAAATATAGCAACCGAAGAAGAAGCTGATTTCCTGAAAAAAGCTAAGTTTTACAGAAAACTTAAAAAAGCAGTAGAAGCACTCGCAGACAAATGAACCGCGAATTGTACGGAGTGGCCGTTAGTAACGGATACGGTGACACTCGTCGAATCTCTCCAGAAGAACGCTGGTTGCGGTTGACGGGCCGACCTCAATCCATAAGAGGTGCCAGCAAATATAGAGGAGTCTCTATTTGCGACAAGACGCATGAAAAACCCTGGCAGGCAATGTTGGCCTTCAAAGGTAAGCGTTACCGAGCCGGTGTTTTCGCCACAGAGGAAGAAGCTGCTATCGCCTGGAACAAAATGGCGCTTCGGATTATTGGCCCTTTAGCCATTAGAAGGTTAAATGTGGTTCCAAATCGTGGTGAGTGACTTGATTTAGAATACAAAGACTGATGGTTTAGGTTCTGTGTCGTACATCGGAGTTCAACCGACTGCTGGTCAATATCGGAAGCTGGATGATATTTCTGCAAGCTTTAATGGTTCGACGACTAGTTTCACAACTAGCGTTGGTGGTACCAACGTAACGGCGGGTACTGCCCAGCAGTTGCTGGTGTCCGTTGGTGGTGTAATTCAGGAGCCAGATGCTGATTACACCATAAGCACTAATACGATTACGTTCACCACGGCACCAGCATCTGGACTGGACTTTTTCGCCATTTTGATGGGTGATGCGTTAAATACGGTCAGCACCTCGGATGGGTCTATTACCACAGCGAAGTTGGCGGGTAGTCTCTCCGTTGGTTTAGCGGCTGGTACTAACTCGGCTCCGTCTCTTTATTTCACTGGGGATTCGAATACTGGTGTTTATTCTCCCGGCTCTGATCAGGTTGCCATTACTACGGGCGGTACGGGTAGACTGTTCATAGATTCTTCAGGCCGACTGTTAGTTGGCACATCTACAGCGCGTAGTAATTTCTTTGGCACAACTCTTAGTTCTTTAACTCAAACAGAAGGAACAGGTGGTTCTACTGCACGGGGTGCTTTAAGCGTAATTAATAATGATGTAAGCAATAACCCTGCTTACGTTCTTCTTGGAAGATCAGGTGCAGCAACACTTGGTTCAAATGCTGCGGTTGTCAGTGGAAGCCGCCTTGGAACTTTAACTTTTCACGGTGCAGATGGCACTAGTTTTATTGAAGCGGCAACTGTTGCTGGTGAAGTAGATGGGACGCCTGGTACCACTGACATGCCGGGCAGACTTGTCTTTAGCACGACGGCTGATGGCGCAGCAAGTCCTACTGAAAGACTGCGGATAACCTCCGCTGGCCTCGTAGGGATTGGCTCTAATAATCCTCAGTCGCTTTTGCATCTAGAAACAGATGGCACGGCGCTCCGTATTGTTCGGGGAAGCGCAATCGGATTCGCATACAACACCGGCACGGCTTCAACTGACGCTTTCAGGATTCAATCAAATGGCGGCTCTGTTGATTTATTTAGCGCGGCTAGCCAGCCAATTACATTCTCGGCTGGCACGACCGAAAAAGCTCGCATCGACAGCTCGGGACGCCTGTTAGTTGGCACGTCTAGTGCGCGTAGCAATTTCTTTGGGGCCAGTTACGCAAGCGCTTTACAAGTAGAAACTGCATCGGCAAATAGCCCTAACGGTCTTTCAATCGGTGCAAATACCAATGACGACAACCCGGCAAACCTATATCTTTTTAAGACAAGGGGAACCTCAGTAGGTTCAAACACAGTTGTCCAAAGCGGAGATGTTATTGGCTCCTTGAATTTTATAGGTGCCGATGGCACTAATGTAAGCAGTCCGGCTGCGTGGATTCGTTGCGCAGTAGACGGCACTCCTGGTGTCGGTGACATGCCGGGCCGCCTAGTGTTCTCCACTACAAAAGATGGCCAATCGTCTCCGACGGAGCGGATGAGAATTATCAATGACGGTTCAATTTTAATTCAGCAAACAGCACTTTCGAGCGCATCAGACGGTTGCTATTTTAACGCCGGTACTCCTGCTAATTTTCATCAATTACTCTGTCACAGCTCCTCTACTTCAACCCTTGCTAATTTATACCTTAATCGCCAAGCATCAGATGGAACGCTTATTGATTTTAGACAAGCGGATACCTCTGAAGGCGTAATTTCTGTATCCGGAACAACTGTCAGTCTTGTTGGCGGTCACATTGCACGTTGGTCCCAGTTGCCAAATAATGGCGACCCATCTGAACTGCTTAAAGGCACGGTCATGTCTAACTTGGATGAGATGTGCGAGTGGGGTGAAGAAGATAACGAGCAACTCAACAAGAGTAAAGTGAGCGACGTTGAGGGCGACCCACACGTGGCTGGTGTATTTGTTTCTACGGCATTTTCAGATGAAGGTCCGTTGGATTTTTATCTTGCAATGACAGGTGACATGATCATCCGCATTGCTGAAGGTGTCACGGTGCAGCGGGGCGACCTGCTGATGTCTGCTGGGGACGGCACCGCCAAGCCTCAGGACGATGACATCGTGCGCAGCAAGACCGTCGCCAAGGTGACCAGCACTCACGTCACCTGCACCTATGACGATGGCAGCTACTGTGTTCCCTGTGTGCTGATGGCCTGCTGATTAGTCCTACTCACTACAACCTCTCAAATCCCTGCTAACGTAATTGGGCCTAGGTCAACCACCATGAGGCCCAATTACCGCGTAATTCTGCTGGAATGTATTGAGGCAGGTGTCCGTCGGGGATACCGCCGTGCATACAAACACACAGAATCTCCTCAAGAAGAAGCAATTTTCGAGTCCATCGAAGATTGTGTCATGAGTGAGATTGTAGAACGGTTCTTTTTTGACTTTGAATAGGTAAAACCTGAATATACTTGTAGGGATTGCAACACAATAATGCTTTCTACGAATACCAGGTTGCGCGTTGAATTCATCTGTGAACGCATTTCTCAGAAAGCACCAGTTGAACTTAACGATATGGCCTGGATCCAGAAGCTAGCTTCTAGGAATCCTACCGTAGATAGCCAACTTAGAAAAGCTCGTCGCACTGCGATCCAGGGAGACGCAGGTCAAGACACATTGGATGGATTCTGCAACAAAATGGACCTCGGAGACCCAGATCCCAACGAGCATCTCACAGGTCCGCAAGATCCGTTGACGTTGGCTGAATGGTTTTCAAATAAACGCAAATGGTTCCGTGGACAGGTTGACAGCAACTGATATTTCCTTAAAATAAAGGACCCTTAACCAGGCCGATGCTCTGCCGGAGCTGCTCCAGCAAAAACACGCGTGTAACCTGCACCGAAAAGCATGCGACGTATACCAAGCGGTATTGCCGCTGCCTCGACTGTGGTCACAGATTTAGAACCGTCGAAAAATATGAATTCCCTAAGCCAGGTCCACCGAAGAACTACAGCCGTCCAGGTCGAATTGCTCGGGGCAGTGATCATGGCCACTCAATTCTTACCGAAGCTAATGTTCTGGAAATGCGCCAACTTTTTAGGAGTGGTTGGACGCTACAAGAATTAAAAGATAAGTTTGGGATGAGCTCATCGTATATTTCAAAAATCGTCAACTACAAACAATGGAAGCACGTAGCGTAGAACGGTCCCCAATCCAGACGACTGGGTACGTCAACATCCACACTGGTGACTACGCGTTCACCGTGTGCTCCGGCACCCTTGTGGTCACGTTCGAATTTCTAAAGGAAACAGATATTCGCGAGATGATCTCGTGTTTATCCTGTATGCTTGTGGACGACGAAAAACCGACGGATGAGCAGCGTCAAACTGATCTGGATCACACCTGAAGCGGAAAACACAATTACGTATTGCGCCAGGGTTTCCTCTCCTCAGAATCAGGACAACTACGAGACAGCGCCCAAGCTACTCGGCTACTGTCTGAAGCAACGCCACTTCTCGATCTTCGAGATGGCCAACATGTGTGTTGAGATCAACACCACACGGTCGATTTCGGCTCAGTTCATCCGTCATCGTAGTATCGCGATTCAGGAGTTTTCTCAGCGATATTCCGATACCACGAAGTTGGGTTCGCCTGTGATGCCGCATCTTCGGCGTCAAGATACAAAGAACCGGCAAAATTCAATTGACGACCTTGACGCTGAGCAGGTACAGGGCTTCTATCGCCGCATTGCTACTCAGTTCGAAGAGGCGGAGCATTTGTACCAGGAGATGATCAGCTATGGGGTAGCCAAAGAATGTGCTCGTGAGGTTTTGCCGATGGCATCACCTACTCGGATCTACGCCAATGGCAACATCCGTAGCTGGATTACCTACATTGCGCTCCGGGAAAAATCGGGGACGCAAATGGAGCACATGAAAATCGCCAAAGATATTAAGAAGATCTTCTGCGGTCAACTTCCGAACATCGCTGAAGCCCTGGGTGGCGAAGACACTCCCTGGGAACTATAATCGTCGGATGGTAGATCCGTTCAACTGTTACGCCAAGCTAAAGGGTGAGGCAGATTATCTGCTTCATTACAGCAATTGGATTATTAAACACGAGGACCGTTGGACGGATCACTTCGGATTTAAAGCGGTAGAGCTGAATAGGGAGATTCTTCTAGAGGAAGAACCGCTACTGGCACTCGTTAATATGTATAATCCCATCGCCAGAATGGGGCTGCTGCGGGTCAAACCAAACAATTTTTACGACTGGCACGTCGATGAGCATCGGCTGAGCTGCATCAACCTGTTACTGAGTACAGAAAATCACAGCCACACACTATTTGGCATCCAGTACGACCAGCTCAATCGTGAGATCCTGGAGCTCAAATATGAGCCTAAACGTTTCTACCTGTTTAACAATCAGGTACAGCACTGCGTCTGTAATCTAGACGAAGATCGATACCTGTTCTCGATTTACTTCCAGGAAGAAATACGGTTCCAGGATGTCCGCAAGTTGCTCGAAGAGGCCGAGTTGCTTGCAGATCCCGAAGATTCACTTTAGAATCTCACTGGTTCTGCAGACCCCTGTGCGCACAGGTGCCCCATGATCCTCGTCACTCATGGGATTCCGTCGGTTCAGAGTTGAAGCTGAGCTGCGATGAAGCAAGACAAGGCTCGGGCCGCACCCGGTAAGGTTCCTAACGCGGAACACCCTTGTCCTTCTTCAACGATCTATAAGACCGCCAATTTGGATCGGGCGATACGCTAAGCCGCGATACCGAAGCCAAAGGGTGGCGCGGTGAGCGAAGTTCCACCATTTACGGAAGTTTTCAGATTCAACTTCCTTGATGTAGGGACAACCGCGATAAGTAAGGGTGGTCATGGGGATACCCACGTACCAACAATAGTATAAACAAAAGCGGAAATGTAGTCGTTTATACAGTAACAGAACTTGTTAAATTAATATAAAGATTTGAGGGTGCGACTCCTCCTTGGCCATGGGAAGAGCCGGTCAGTTACCAGAAGTAGGAAGCGATAAAAACTACTTCTCCCTCGTAATACGGGCCTGGCATCGCTCTTCTTCGGCCCACTGTATAATAGACTCTATGCGCCTAAATTTCGTAACCCGTGGTAACCTTAACAAAACCCAAGCTAATAGGAACGGTAAGCTGTGATTCCGGCAGAATCTCTGTGCTGGATCCGTGTCATCTCGAGGTTTCTGATTCCGGTTCAGTTAGTCTTCCGGCATGGAATCTCCACACCAGCTTTAAAACGGAGCTCGGTGACGGCGAGTTCTGTGTTTACGCCCAGCGGGACCACCAAGGTCGACTCCGCCGCATCGTAATTGAACTGGAGTGAGCTACATTCAACCCCAGAAAGAGCCCAACCGTTGGCTTCAGGTCGTGCTCCTGGACATGTTGGAACAAAACACCGAAGATTCTCGAGCTGATCTGAAAGAAGGAATTACGCGTCTGGCTGCGTGGATTGAACCAGGTCTAATAGATCAGCTATTCGCTGACTGGGTAGATGAATACTTGAGTCTTTTGGCCGAATTAGAAAGCAATCGTAGTAGCGATCCGGCATTGTGTTTGCCAGAGGATCGTCCGGAGTAATCCCGATAATCTCAAATTCATTCCGGATTACATCATCCGCATACGGTGGGCGATACCAATAGAACTCCTGTCTGATTGTGTCGACGCACCACTCTGGGTGATACCGGCACCATCGACTGAAGGCGCGAAACTGTTTATCCGGATCGCCCGAGGTCGAATCAATAACCAGGGCATCACCAGGCTGCAGAGCCCAGCGGAGGCGAAGGACCTCCTCGAAGCCGCGACGGATCGCTTTGATGCCGACGCGACCGTTGAAATGATTATCAAGAGAGCGACGTCGTTTATTTTTGCGACGCCAATACCAATCGTTCAGTTGCCGGCGAGATTTACCAATCGCAAATCCGGTATTCCAAAGGTAATAACCAGGAGCGTATTCCCGTACGGGTTCCAAAAATATTTTGCACAGGTGCCCCTCGACAGTAAATGTAGAAGAGATAAACTTGCGGCGTATTCGATACGTCATTGTGGAAGATCTTCTTCGCTTAATCCAGAATGACCCAACACTTTGGGAAATTCTAGAGCAATTAAAGCACCAAGATGAGAGTCCGGAAGACTTTCTCCTGAGTGTTGCCCAAATGCTCTCCATTGAATTTGAGGAGCTGCACCGCACCGATCTTAGCGACAAACTGGCCGCTCTCTTCGGTGGTCTGCCTGCTGAAGCTTTTGTAATGGTGCCCCTGCTGCTGCACATCGCCCTGGACATCTTCTTAATGCGGGCAATTCCTAACCGCGACGCAATTCGGGATTGATCATGCAGACCGGACACGTTTTAGTTTCACACGATCTAGCCAAGGTTTTGTGTCTGACCGGTGACAAGAAAGGGGTGCGACTTGTCGCGATTGAGTCGACTAAAGAGCTGAACCAGTCCATCTGCTTGGCGGACCTGACGGAAGCCAAGAATATTCATGAAAGGCTTAAGGATGCTGGGTTGATCGGCAGCCTGGAAATCGTTAATGTGGCTAGGCTTTACAAGAAATTTTACTGATCCGTGAACCTGATCCTGGACGTGGAGACCAATGGCCTGCTCCATGAGCTGGATCGGATTCACTCGCTGGTACTGCGGGACGTCGACAGCGGTGAAGTTTATAGTTGCGCGGATCAAGAAGGGTACATTTCGATACAACACGGCCTTGATTTAATCGCCGAGGCGGAGCAACTGATAGGCCATAATACCCTTAACTTCGACTACCGAGCTCTAAGAAAGGTCTACCCCGGTCTCGTTATGAGACCGAATTGCGATCATGTAGACACGTTGATCCTGAGTCGTGTTCTGTGGCCAGAGCTTGAGCCGGTAGACGATCAGAAATTCTCCCATATCGCCAACAAGTACCGGGGTCGACACTCTCTTGCGGCCTGGGGCGAGAGGCTAGGTGTAGAAAAGATTAAGTTCCAGGAAGAGCAGAAAAAAGATCCGGATATCGACAATGTCTGGGACAAATGGACGCCACAGATGCAGAATTACTGCGTCGGAGATACGCTGGTCACACTAAAGCTCTACGAATATCTTTCCGCGCAACCGCTAGACCCCAGGTGCCATGACCTGGAGCATGAATTTGCGACAATTATGTCGCTTCAAGAGGAATTCGGTTTCCCCTTCAATGAGAAGGCGGCATTCGCTCTGGTTAACACGCTTAAAGCTCGTCGAGCTGAACTCGATGATGAGCTCCAAGAAGTATTCCCTCCAATCATCAAGGAGCGTATTTCACCTAAAACCGGGAAGAAACTCAAAACACACATCACTACGTTTAACCCCGGTTCGCGTCAACAAACTGCCGATCGGTTACGCGAACGTTACCCTGAAATTACGTTCGAAAAAACAGAAAAGGGTAATACCAAGGTTGATGACGATGTTCTGGAAGTCCTTGGTGAAAAATATCCAGAAGCTAAGATCCTGGCAGAATACCAACTACTGAACAAACGGTTGGGCCAGATCGCCGACGGGAAAGAGGCTTGGCTGCATCACTGCCGCAAATACGGAGATCGTCGTATTCATGGAGGCGTGAAGACTAACGCCTGTGTGAGTGGTAGATGTTCTCATGTGAGTCCCAACATGAGCCAGGTCCCGGCTGTTGGTGCCCCCTATGGATCAGAATGTCGCGCCTTGTTTACGGCTCCAGAGGGCTGGATGCTGGTGGGGACGGACGCTGCTGCATTAGAACTTCGAGCTCTTGGTGCGTGGCTTGCTCACTTTGATGGTGGTGAATATGCAAAATTGGTAAGTACTGAAGGCTTTGATATTCATAGTTACAACGCCAAACTGTTTGGCATCTGGGATGGAGAAGGACAGATTGAAAAGATGCAGCGGAACCTAGCCAAATCTTGCATCTTTGCTGTTTGCTACGGGGCTGGATCTAGGAAGGTAGGGTCCCTTTTCTATCCAAAAGGTTCCGAGAGCCAAATGATGGCCAAAGGGAAAGAAGTGATCGACACGTTCTACAGGAAGCTTCCGGCAATCAAGAAGCTAAAGGACAAGATCGACGAGCGGGTTACGCAGCGAGGCTACCTTACGGGAATCGACGGTAGGCATCTACAGATCAGATCGCGGCACTCGGCCCTAAACCAGCTGCTCCAATCAACTGGCGCACTGATTATGAAGAATGCGACCTGTATTTTGTACGGGGATCTAAAAAATTATGGCTTTGTTCACGGAGTTGATTATGGTTTTTGCGGCTTTTTTCACGATGAATGGCAAATAGCGGCGAGAAAAGAATATGTTCAAGTGGTACAAGATACGTCAATCGGTGCGATTGAAAAATCGGGTAAATACTTTAATCTGCTGTGCCCGTTTACCGGTGAATCCAGGTCGGGGTTTAACTGGATGGAAACGCACTGACGAACCTTTAATAAGGG